CATAGATGGTGGTATAAATCACTCATTAAATATTTTGGTATCATCTGCTACATATGAAAACTCGGCTACAGAACGTCAAATTAGGTTGTCTAGAAATGACCCACATACAATCGTTGCCGCACCTGCTCAGTGGGACGTAAAACCAAAAAATTTCAGTAAGAAGTTCTTCTATGTGTTCAAAGGTTCTAACTATTTAGAGGCTAATATAGTTAATTCTACAGATGATGTAAATAACTATAGGGTATCTGAGGGTATGTCTAAACATAAGTATATCGATGGTTTAGAGGATTACGATTCTATCAATAAGGCTATAGAAGAATTACCACCTCATATGCAGACTAAGTTCTTAAAAGTTCCTGTAGATTTAAGGAATGGTTTTGAGGCTAACTTATTGAGGTCTTTACAAGATATTGGTGGTGTATCTACAGGTTCACAGGGTAAGCTGTTTAGTTCACCTATGGTCTTGCAAGATTGTATAGATGTAAATAGACATCACCCGTTTGTATCAAAAGAGATTGTAATATCTACAGGCGATGATATTAATGTTAAGGATTATCTAAGAGATGATTTTAGATTAAAGTATCCTGAAAGACCTAGATATCTTCATATTGACCAATCGTTTAGGACGGATAGTACTGGTATATCATGCGTGTATGTTGATGATATCGTAGAAGAAGATGGTGTTAAAAAGCCTGTATTTGGGGTTGACTTTATGTTACGTATTAACCCACCTAAACCACCTAAAAAGATAGCGATTTATAAAATACGTAACTTTGTTATTTATCTTGTAAATGTTATCGGTATGAAGATAGGTAAGTTGACATATGATATATTCAACTCAGAGGAGTCTAGACAGATTCTAGAGGAAATGGGTTTCAACGTAGGTTATTTATCTGTGGATAGAACTGATAAACCTTATCTAGACTTAGTAGAGATAATGTATGAAAAACGTATAAAATTATACGATTATCCTATTCTTAGGTATGAGTTACTTAACTTATTACATGATAGGATAAGACGTAAAGTTGACCATCCTAAAGTAGTTACAGATGATGGTTTTGTTGACTATGAGGGTAAGGGTAATGATGGTGTTACTGGGACTAGGGTAGGTTCTAAGGACGTATCTGATAGTTTGTGTGGTGCTATTCAAAATGCGTTACAAAGTACTGTATCTGATGCTGAGGGTAATAATGGTACGTTTAGTGATTTCTTAATGGCTAATCGAATAGGTTCATATGCTGGTATAGATGCACCAACTGATATATCAGTTGAAGAGATGATAGATAAGCAGATAGATGATATGATAGAAGAGATGGAGATTAATGGTTTCTATTAGATTGGGGTATATATGGCATGGTATGATTTATTTGTAAATCGTAGGGGTTTACAAGATACTAGCATTTCTAGTGACATTATCGATGAGGTAGGTACAATAAAAGAAAGTGTACCTGATGATGTTGTTAGAGAGGTTAAGATTGTTGAGGATAATAGGGGTAATACTTTCTTTGATGGTAATATTGAAAGTATACACTCTAAACCTATTAATGAGGGTTCAGTTAGTCTATCTCCTAGCAATTTACAACAGTTATTATGGACAGACGATAAAAACACTTTAGGTCAAATTGTTGAAGGTATTAGAGGTGATTACTCTTTAAAAGAGATTTTTGCTGAGAATGAAGAGATGTCTAAGGATTCAGTGATTGGTTCTGCTATGGAGATTATTGCCGATGATGCATGTACTCCTGATGAGACAACAAATAAAGTTATTATGATTGAATCTTCTGACGAGGGTTTGAAAAAGTTCTTAGAAGATTTCTTGATTAATAATATTAAGATTGATGATAGAGTATGGTCTTGGGCGTATGAGATTGTTAAGCATGGTGATTTCAAGCTAAGAAGGAGAGAGTACTACGCTGGTTCTGCTAATAGTGGTATTAAATCTGTATACTATGAAGATGTTATTAATCCTTATTTAGTATCACGTATAGAGTATATGGGTAATGTACTTGGTTATGAAGATGAGGACTATTTATTTGATAGTGGTAGTTATCAAGATGCTGGTCAGTTCACTTCTGGTACTATGGGTGGTAGTGCTAAGTTTGAGAAGAGTGATGAGTTTGTGCATTTCATTTCTTCTAAACTTTCTAAACGTGAGAAGATTAAGTTAAATGTTAGGAAGTCTGATAATACACAAGAGGAAGTAACATGCTATAGGGTAGTAGGTACTTCTATTGTAGATAGTGCTAGGACTATGTTTAGAATTAATGCACTAATTGATAATATTCTTGTTTTATCACGTATTGCACGTTCAACTCAATTTAATCTTGTTAAGATTGAGGTTGGTAATGCTAACGCTGGTCAAACACAACAAATGCTTTCAGATGTTAGACGTAGATTTCAAGCTAATTCTAAGATGACTAAGGGTGTTGGGTTTAGGTCTGACCCATCACCTGTTCCAATCAATAGTAACATTTATTTACCTACAAGGGATGGTAAAGGTGATGTTACTATTGAGAGCATTGGTGATGGTGTTGACGTTCAATCTATTGTTGATGTTGATTACTTTACAGATAAGCTTTTTGCAAGTTTAAAAGTACCTAAACAGTATTTAGGTTTTGCTGAATCATTAGGCTCTATGGGTAACAATTCACTTGTTAAGCAGGATTTAAGGTATGCTCGTTCTATTTTAAGGGTTCAACAAATTCTGATTAATGGTATTACAGATTTGTGTGAAAACTACTTAAAATATCGTGGACGTGGTTCCGATGTTGGTGCATTTAAGATTTATATGCGTCCATTACCGACTAGTGAGACATCTACTAGGGTTGAGGAATTTGTATCTAATCTTCAAATGATAGATTCAAGTAGTGCTTTCTTAGACTCATATGCTGATTACATTGATAAGGCTAAATGGCTTAAATCAATGTTAAATCTTGCTAATATTGATGCGAATGAAGTTGCAACAGATAAATTCAAAGACATTCTATCTGCTTTAGAGGATGGTACTTATGATGAGGGCGAATTCGCTACTGAAGAACCTAGTGATGAAGAGGATGCTCAGTGGTAATTAAATAGTGTTGTTTTTATAAGATATATCTTGTATAATAGTATTAGTTATACAAGATATATCTTTTTTTATTTTAGGTGGTTGAGATGAGTTTAAAAATTAAAAATGCACCTTGCTTTAATTGTGGAGATAGATTTGTTGGTTGTCATAGTAAATGTGTTAAGTATAAGGAATTTTCTGATAGTAGGAATGTCAATAGAGATGTTAGATTACAAGAAATAGATGTTGATACATATTACAATCGTAAACATATTTCTATGCGAAGGAGATACTCATGAGTTTATTTGATGAATTACAGAAGGCTATTTTAGATGGCGACATGGATTTAGTCGCTGATTTACGTAGACGTATTATGCAAGGTGAGAGGGATGAAAGCTTAGATAAGAATATGATACAAGCTATTATCAAAAAAGAGCCTGGTAGGGTTATTCGTTCAATTATCAATTCTGATGATTTGGATGAGATTTCTTATTTCAAGGCTTGTAGTTCTTTGTTGACACATAATATTATTGAGGCACAAATAAATAACAGAAGCATTGATGATTATCCTATTAACGAATTATACATTATTTTAGGTACATTCATTAATGATGGTTTAGACAGAGGTAAAGATGACTTTAAAAAATTTGTTACAAAAAGGTACAAGAGATTCATTTAACCTTGATTTGGAAGATATTCTAAATGAGGAGTATCTTCCTTTTTCTTTTTTAATTGATAAAAATAGGGATGCTAGGTATTATGAGGATTTCTTAACAAAATATCAAGCAATAGCTTTTGATAATAGATATGATAAACTTCTAAAAGATGGTGAGTCGTTACAGTCTATTAATGAGGCAACAAAGAGGGAGTTGCTAAGTGGTGCTGAGAGTAAAAGAAAAGCCAGAGCAAAAAAGTTAACGACTACCTATAAAGGTGTTAATAATGATGGGTGTATTGAGTTTGTAACGAATAGTCAATATACACCTAATAAGAAATATCAACAAAAGATAAAGTTAAATGATGTCAAGGATATAAAAGCATTAAAAGACTTTAAGAAGTCTGAGATAACACGTTTATTACTTGATGGTGATTTATCAGTATATTGCAGTTGTGAAGATTTCCTATATAAAGGTTATAAATATATGGCTTGGAATATGGGGTATGGGTTAGATAAAGAAAACAGATTTCCTAAAATTAAGAATCCTAATCTAGAGGGTACTATCTGTAAGCATTTGATAGCTGTTTTATCTGTTATGTCTTTTAATAACAATAAAATAACAACTGACTTGTTTAAAACTAAAGTAGTTGGTTCTTTACAAGATAAAAAGAGTAGTAATTTATCTAAATTACGGAGTAAAGAAGCTTTAACAAAACATAAAAATAGGTGGAATGGTTTAGGTAAAGATATAGCCAAAGGTAGAAATGCTAGGATGAGAAACAAAAATAAGGCAATAAGTGTTTCTAGGGGTAGGCATAGGTAGTTACAAGTAAATATTATAGGTACTATATATAAGATTAGTACTAAATTTAATTAAGTTTAATACGTTAAATGCGTTTTTTGAGGTAAAGGGGTATTTCTAGTGTCTACATATTTAGTAAAGTATAGACTAGATTCTAAAGTATTCAAAGATGTCTTTGGTGACAATTTAACGTCTGTTTTTGATTTACCAGAATTGAAAGAGACAAATATTAAGAATAAAAAAGCAAAAGATATCTATGAGACATTATTGAGTCAGTCTAGGTTGTACAACGTAAACGCAACTCCGATAAGCGACTTATTTGTTAAATTAGATAAACAATATGGTCTATCTGAGGGTTCTGAGGTATGTTGTGTGTACACAGATAAGCAAGTCGATACGTATAAGTTTTTAGGTATGGATGTATCTGATGATTTTAATGTGTACATTAAAACATATAGTGGCTCTATTCGTGTTGAGAGTTTGTATAATAGGGATTTAATTCTTAATTCTAACTGTGAGTTTGACAGAGGTCAAACAAAGGGTAAGATTTCAAGGGGTAGAGCCAAAGAGATTGCTAATGAAGTATTTAGCGAGAATGGTATGGGTTACGATATTGCACGTGCAGTAGCAACAGCATTGAAGTGTGGTGGAGCATATTCATTAGCTAGTGGTGTTAAGAAGATGGGTATCAGTAGTACAGAGGAAGCAATGGATTTATTGTCTAAGAGTGTTCTTGCTGATATTGTTAGAAATTACACTGGTGATAATGGCTCTAGTTCAGAGAATGATGTTTTTGATAGTATTGTTTACAATATCGTAAAATCAAAAGTAAATGTGCAAAATATGGCTGTTTCTGACGAGACAGTTGATGATATTGTATTTGTTACACTAAAATATCTATTCTATTATTGGGGTACAATCGCTGGTTTATATTCTAGGGTTAAAGTTGTATTGGGTTCTTTAGATACATTGTCATATATTGCTAGGTTGCAATTAGGTGATACTGATTTCTTCGCTCAATATAAAAATATGTATGAGTTTAGAGAGATGCATCCTAGTGAAGAGTTTGATAACGCAACTGAGTTGGCTGAACAGCCAGCTGTTGGTTTCTCTTTAAGTGGTATTGTTAAGACACATGCATATACTGATTATCTAGCTATCAAAGGTGCTAGTGATATAATGCTTAATATTGATAGTGCTGAAGCGTTTAAAAACTTTAATGATATTCTTATTTCAAATGTTGATAATACTGACCAAAATTCTTTGGGTGATATTGAAACATTGTCTAATGAGGAATTACAGGCTTTATCTAATATTGATGCATTACGTTATATGACTAGTGACGATTCTTCATTAAACCCTAGTGCATATGATTTATCTGATAAAGATGAAAGGGACTTATACTTTGATAGTGTTGTTAGGACATATGATAAGAAGTTCAAAGCGTATAAACCTGTTAAAGATACAGGCATTGTAAATTCTTTGTTAGATACTGTAGAGAATGGTACTATTAACTCCTTAGAATTAATTACTAGGGATGCTGAGGATGACGGAATTACTGATGTTATTTCATTAACAGGTACTGAGTTACAGATTGATACTGATAAGAAAATGTTACGTAGGATTCTTATGTTAGTTCATAAGATGAGTACTAAGTTATTGAAGAAATTCTTATAATATGGATAATGTTATCACAAAAGATAAAGTTACCTACATAAGTGTTGATTGGATTAAAGAATTACATTCTTTGAGTAATGTAAATAAGTTTTTTATAAGGTCAACACAGTTCGCTAAGGTTAGTGAGAAGAAAAAGATTAGAGAGTTAGATGTTGTTAGCGATTATCTTAGGGTTGAGGTTTTAGATTCAGATGCTGAGTTTGTCAATATTTTAGGTTTATCCGTGAATGTTTTAAATGGTGATATTGCTTTAGGTTTAAATGTGACAAGTGATTATATTGTTATAGGAAATATATCTAGTATTATAAAATCATCATTTAAGGTTAAAAAGTTACCTGAGTATTTTAATATAAATATGTTCTTGACTATGGTTAAGTTTAACATTGAGATGGTTGAGAATAGTATAGTTACTGTTCTTAGAGATATGCACGAGAGTACATTACCTGATAGTCAATCAAATTCTATTGTATATACTATTGTTAGACAAAAGTCTGAGTTATCAGATATAGACGAGTTTATAACAGATGTTATGGATATGATTTCTTGTGGTTATAATCCTGTAAGGGGTTTCATAGATTCGTGTGTATCGTTGTCTTGTAAATTACAATCACAGGCAGTGTTATTTTATGGTTCTTTCATAGAGAATACTGCTAGTGATGACATAGTAAATACATATCAGTATATTGTCAAGGGTAAAGACACTATTAATTGGTCTGATATTGTTAAGACTTCAAAACCTAATGCTGATTTATTAACATTGTATTATATTTCTGAAGGTATTCCAGTTGCGTATCTTATTGCAATGCTTTCTTATGGGTTTTTAATAAAACAACGGAAGATAGAGTATTCTTCTAAACCTAATATACATAAAGAGTTAGAATATAGTAGGTTTTTACATAGATTAGCTAACTCTTTACAGTCTAATAATTATAGTAATGATAATGTTAAGACTGTTGTATACAATATAATTGATGTTTTTATCTGTAAGGGTAAGTTCAGTCTTTTACAGTATGCAGTTGAAAATGATAAACTACCTATAGTTGATTATTTATTAAAATCTTTGAATGTTGATTGGGTATTGCATGGTAATAATATTACAGTGGAGTGGTTTTCAGTTTTAGTTGTTGATTATATTAAGAATATATATCCATTAGTATATAATGGTTCTTTATATCGAAAGACTATGCTGAGTAGACAGAAAGACTTTGTTAGGGTTTCAATTCCTAAATTATATCATGTAGGTAAATTAGTAGATGATATTTCATATCCCTTGTTGGGGTTATTTAAATAGTAAATTAGTGAGGTTTTTCAATGAGAGGTTATCTCTTTTATAAAGATAAAACACTCATAGAGTTAAGAAAGTTTTTAACTGTTGGTGATTCCATTTTTGGTAAATTTAGACCACAGGCAGTTTCTTTCATTAAATATGCTAAGAGTGACTTAGATTCTGAGTTAGATTTGATGGCTCAGAATGGTAATTTTAGTTTAGAGAGTATCAACTTGGAGAATGTATTTCCTACTAAGTATAAGTGGTTTGTTAAGGACGTAAAGCTTAAATCTCTTAGGAAATATTTACATGAGGTTGAAGGTCGGATTAGTGAGTTTCAGGGTGGTAAGGAAGATAATCTTCGTTTACTAGTTGGTATTCACTTTTTGAGATTTTTGTTACTTTCTAAGATTGTAACTTTATATGTTTCTACATATAGTGAGATGAGACGTGTTGGTCTTGATGCAGAAAAGTTGACTTTGAATGATTTAGGGTTAGGTCAGTCTATTTTAAAATATATCAATTCATTTGAGGAGTTTGACACTAAGACTATTGATGATTGGTTAGCTTTGAGTGTTGATAATTCTACAATGAAATATTATTTTTCAACTATGAAGAGAATTATGACAATCTTAGATTTCAGATAATAGGGGTTATACATGTATAGTATTAGTAATTACTTTCCGTTTTTAGATAAAGCGGATTTTGTTAAAAACGTGCGTGAGATTCATGCCGTTGAAGAGTTCTTAGGTTATGAGCCTTTGATTGTTGATTTTGATTCTCCTAGTAAAGATTCAACAAATAAGGTATTTAAAGCCTATAGGATTATGCCTAGTAATACACTATTCTTAGCAGAACTACCTAGTATTGTTTTCAATATTTTCAGTGGTACTTTTGGTAGTGAGGTTACTGTTGATATTATGGAGTTTGATTATCAATCGGTTGCTAATTTGATTGAGGTAGACTTAGTTAATGATATTAATAAGGCAATATTCCAATGTAATGGTGCATATCTTATTGAGGATGTTTTAACAGATAATTTCATTAATGCTTGTGCTAATGGTTTAGATGTTTCATCTGAATCTTATTCTGAATATAAAGTATTAGAGGATTCAGATAAGTTGGATACAGTTTCTATATCTGAGTGGTTGTTTAGCAATGAACATATTGATGAAAGTTACATTATGGAGTCTGCATTAGATACATTACAACTTTTAAAGGATAGACGTAAAAAAGGTAAGTCTAATGATGCCGAAGATGTTAAAGGTAAGGACGCTGTATATACTTGGTTAGATGCTTATTTCTCTTTACCAGAGGGTGAGGAGATGAAGAGTGGTGGACGTGAGGTAGTTCCTTTGCTTATTGGGCCGACTGCCGTATTTAAATCTGCTACTGTTAAAGAATTATGTAAAAAATACAACTATAGGGTGGTTGACTTTAGGGTTGCATTTACTTCTAGGTTAGATTATAGTGGTCTATTCCAAATTGGTGAGGTAGAGGGTAAAAAATATAGTTACGCTTGTCCTATGGAAGAGATTGTAGTATGTTCTGATGGTTTTAGGGAATTTTGTAAACAGTCTTATCAGAAGTTAGAAGACATTCTACAAAAGGGTTATACTGAGTCTAGTGTAGCATCTGATGGTAATAGTGTTGAGACTGAGAAAAAATACCTAACAGATGAGCAAAAAACTAAGATTGTTGAGTTACAGTTACAATATAAAAATTACATGCGTACACCAGTGCTTTTCTGTGATGAAATTACACGCTGTCGTGATAAAGGGGTTAATGGGATTCTGGTACAACTTCTCAATCAGAAGAAGTTAAATGATATGACTTTGAATGGTTGTAAGTTTGTTGCCGCTACTAACCTTGATATTCAAAAAGGTGTTGAGCGTGAGGAATATCGCATGGAATTAGATATGCTTTATGACGTTAACACTGATTTAGACGTAGCATACTCTAATAGGTTTATTCCTTTAAAAGTATATCCTAATGACGTTATGGATAGATGGTTTGAGTGGGCAAGTGGTACTACTGATAAGAGAGGTTTTAAGGGTGTAACTAATATTCATCCTGTTGTATTAGAGTTTTTAAATAATAATCGTGACATGGTGTATACAGATAAGCCTGTATTGGATGCTATTGCTGAGGGTTTATCCGATAATGAACAGCGTACTCAGGTATTCCCTAATTATCGTACTTGGGATATGTTATCTGATTATTTATACTCAGTTGACAAAACAGCTGAGGCTGAAAATGATGGTAAGGAAGATGGTGGTGAGGAAAAACTTTATAAACGCAAAATCTTAGAGGGTTATGTTTCTAAGTGGTGTTGTGAGAAGTTTATTCCTTTCTTAGAATCTAAAGGTTATAGTAACTATGATGATGTAAAAGAACCTGTTAAAGATGATGTAGGTGACTTCTTATCAACTGCTTTAGAGACAGGCTCTCCTGCTATGTTAATTGGCCCGTCTGCACTCGGCAAGACCAGTCGTGTTAAACAGTATATGAAGAAAGCTAAGATTAAGACAGGTTTAGAGCCTGTATTAATTAATGTTAACTTAGCTAGTAAAGATGCTGTTGACCTTATGGGTATGCCAGTTAAACAATCACTAACAGAATATGTTGGTGGTGGTATTCTTAAAGGTAGTGGTCTTGATGATGTATCTAAAGAGTTACAAAGTGTTGTAGCTAATGTATCTGCTGATATTAAGTATGGTATGACTGATATCATGACTTTGAGAGCACCTGACAAGACTATTAAAGATAGGTTTGTAACTGCACTTAAAGAGGGTAGAGAGGTTATCCTATTCTTTGATGAAGTTAATAGGGTAAGTTCTAATACAGTTACATCAGCTGTATTTGAGGTTATTTCTGACTATCGTTTTGCTGGTGTTGATTTCTCTAACTATAAAGATAGAGTTAAAGTAGTTGCCGCTTGTAACATGGCTTGGGAAGGTATGGACGATGAGGCAGGTGGCTATGGTGATACAGGTACACTTGACCCAGCCTTTGCCGCTAGGTTCTCAATCTATTGGAAGAAAAATTATGATGAGAATGACGTAGCTTCATGGATTGAGTTTATGGAATCTCAAAAAGAAGATGGTTTAATTGATGGTACATTGATTGAGTTCTTCAAGGGTTTAGATACAGAGCAAGCTTTAAAAATTATGGCTAGTGTAGAGAAACGTACATTGGAAGATGCTCAACCATCTACACGTAATATGTTACAATTATCTAAAGATATTAAATCTATGCGTGGTAAGAGACAAGAAAATGGCACATTTAAAGCAAAGGCTTTCAATGGTAAAATCTTGTTTACCGATGACGTAGTAATGCAGTTTGAAGATTTAATCTTAGAAAGGCAGTCTGATTCTTTAGAAAGTCATGCTCAAAAAACAATTAAGTTCTTGGATTCATTATTATATGGTAGTGACAGTTGGGAATCTTTGTTAATTGGTGATACTGTTAAAGTTGGTGATACATCAATTTCTGCTAGTGATATTGTTGATAGCTTGGCTCAGTGTAGAGATGACTTAAAACAATTTACACTTAAACCTATGTCTGCTGATGATAGAGTTGAATGTAGTGATACTATTGATTTAGTAGAGGATTTAGCTGGTTTTGTAAGGCAATTAGATATCAATACTAGTAATAAGCGTGAAGATATGTTTAAAATGTATCTAGGGGAAAGTATTTTAGGTGAGTTTACTAAATACTTCAATAATACATTTGGTACTAATCTTGATGGGGATATCTCTATTGAGCAGTTAAGTGATAAAACTCTTATTATTCCATTCATGAAGATTGTACAACGTAACTTCTCTAAATATAGTGGTAATACTGAGAGCATTGTTAAGTATTGCTTAGACTTGTGTAATGATTTCATGGAGGCTCATGGTAAAACATTACCTAATGAAAACTATGCAATGTTCTTAACAGGGATTAAAGACATTTTACCTAATGCAGATAATATGGTACTTTTCTTAAAGAGGTCAGGTGAAAATCTAGAAGATATGTATCAATTAGCAGAGGGTGTTGGTGATGATTGGATTATAGATATTACTAGTGATTTTGGTAATAAAGTATCTAGAGAAGATATTGAAAATATCAAAAAAGCTATTAAAGAAAGTAAAAAATCAAAGACACCTAAGAATGTTAAATACAATGTATTATAATTAGTTTGTATGATAGAGGTGTTATATTCATTATGATTTTGTCTTGGATATACACCTCTATTACTTTATGGAAAGAGATATAGATATGCTAAGTTTTAAACATGTTAATGATTTTATTTCTAGATTACCTATTGATACATTACCCGATTTTGGTGATAATATTGTAAGTAGTGGTGATTTAGTTGAGTGTTATGCTCCTGATTTTGACTTCTCAATTTTAAATACTGCAATTCGTTCTTATAATCCTTACAGTTCTAGGATTATTGATAATGGTGTAGACTTTGTTGAGTTGAATGATACAATTTATCTTGATGGTCTTAAAGTTGATGTAAGGTATTATGTTTCTAAAGGTGCATATGGTAGTGGTACTATTGTTAAAGTAGTAACGGATGCTGTATATTCATTTGTTAAAGGTGAGTATAGGACTTTCAGTGGCTTTAACACGTATAATGCTTTCATTGAAAAGTTTATTGTTTAATTGATTTGGGGGATTATTAATGGGGTTATCTATTAATGAGAGAAATAGGAGAAAGAAAGTATTAGACTATATTAATAGTTTATCTACTGAAGATGTAGAAGAATTAAAGAGTTATAATACAATCACAGAATCTCTTAATAGTGGTAAGTATGTTAACATGCAAGCCATTCAAGATATATTAGACAATAATACTTTTGAGAAAATTGTATTTGGTAATGGTGATACTTTTGACGATAACAAAGCAGTAATTAGTTTGTTCTTTATGTCTAACAAGAATGTAAAACTTGCTGATGGTTCTAAGAATGTATTTAGGATTATAATTAAACGTGATTTATATTCTAGGGATGATGAGAAGTATTTTTATGTTGAGGGTGGTTTTGAGGATACACCATATAGCATTACTGACTTTAACGAATCACCTATAAAATATAACACTAAAGAAGCAACAATGACATTCGATTTGTTGGTAGATAAGTGTGATTATAATGCTATCTACGATTCAATGTTGCCTTTAGTTGAAAACAATTTAAAGCGTTTTGACTTAATGGCATATTCTTTGTTTAAGTCAGATTCTATTAAACATTTAAGGAACTTTAATATCTCTACATTAGCTGTTGGTTTACATAAAAAGACAGGTAGATATATTTATCACTATAATCCTAGATTCATTCTTAGAGAGGCTTTAGAGGAATACGTTAATAGGGGTAATTTATATAATTCATTGCAGGATTGTTATGTGTACTTGTTAACATTCTTTATTGCTCATGAGATGGCACATTTGATTACTAACAATCAAGTTCATTTTAGTGGTGGTAACAGTGATGTAGACTTAGATGGGACATATGCTAGTGGTGGTATGGATAATGTGGTTATGGATGGTTTTATCAATGCTAAACTTAAAGTAGCGTTAGCTAGAACACCTAATTTAACACGTCATGGTTCTTCTAGTGGTGTATTCCCAGCTAATTGCATTAAAGATACAATTCATATGAGGGTACAGCACAATGTTGGATTGAAGAAATTTAAATCTGCTGATGATATGATAAATACTGTTGTTGCTACCTTAAACAAGGTGTCAGGGTTAGATAAAGATGCAACAGTTGAAGTAAAGAGATGTAAAGATAGTCTAAGTGATTATTGGGGTGCTGATGTATTTTGTAATTTCTTTGTAGGTTCTGCTTTTAGAGAGTTACGTGCAAGCTCTCACATATTCCAAAGGGTTATTACAGATGTTATTAGAGTCTTGACTGATGGTAAAATCTATTGGAGTAAGTCTGGTGGGATTACTGATGAGGAAAAGGTATCTGATAAAGAGATTTTACCTAATGGTACTTTGGTAAAAGTTAAGGGTACTAATATTGTTGGCATCATTAAAGGGTATAAACCGGTTAAGAAAGATGATTATATTACTTTAGATGTTTACTCAGTTAATAAGGCAAAGATTGATAGTGTTGATGTTACAGATTTAGGCAATGGTTCTAAATTAAATTCACCTGTATATGTTGATAGTGGCAACTTCTATGCTGATTTAGATAGAAAATACATTATACCTATTGATGGTTCTTATGGTTCATGGGTAGAAGGTACGACTGAAGAAAAAACAAGCTTATCAGCTGAAGATTTAGCTGATGATAATTCTTCTAATGGCAATAATTCTGACAGTAACATGAGTGATATGGGTGGTGGAACACAGCCTAAGTCCGTTAAAGTCGGTGACATAGTGTGGATTTCTAAGAAGAAGAAATTTGGTATTGTTACTTCGATTGTAAATGGCTCATTCCATGTTGAAGACGTTAGAGAAGAGCCTTGTGTTGTTTTAGACGATTCAGATAATCATTTATAATGGAGGTATAAAATAGATGGCTAAAAAACAGTTAAAGAAAAGAATATTTGTACCTACAGGTAATGATTTAGGTGAATTTACTATTTTTGATTTACAGCCAGTAGATGTTACTTTTGTTGATAGTGATGACAATTCAAAACAAAGTAGTAGTGGTGATAGTAAGATGGGTGGTTCTAATAGTTCCATACCTGACCCTGTAGATAACAATCCTTTGGGTAAGAGTAATAGTGATAATTCTAATGGTTCACAAGGTTCTAGTGGTGGTAAAGATGCCAATCCTTATGCTAGTAGTAGCGAAAATAAGCCTAATGATGAATTCTCTAAACAAGATAGGGATTTAGATAATGATTTGTATGGTGAAGATTTAGATACTGATAGAGAAGAACAGGGAAACAATAATAATTCAGATGGCGAGGGTGGTTCATCTGGAGATAATGGGAGTGGCGAGAGTGGTGGTTCTTCTGGTGGTATGACATCAGAGGATAATTCCTATGCACCACCTAATTATGATGGTTCTTCTAATATGGGCGATGATAGTAGTTCTTTAGATAGTACATCTGAAATGGAAGATGCATTAAATAAAGAGCAAGAGAACATGTCTGATACTGCTAAAGAGAGGGCAAGTGAGGTTAGTGGTGAAGGTTCACAATCTTCTACTTCTCAAACAGAGGATAACTCAAATCAACAGAGTGGTGATAAATCACAAAATGGTGGACAATCTCAGTTAGGTGATAATTCTCAACAAGGTGATAATTCTCAACAAGGTGATAATTCTCAACAAGGTGATAATTCTCAACAAGGTGGTAGTTCTCAGTCAGGTGATAGTTCTGACTCACAGGGTGGTGAAGGTTCTCAATCACAAGACAGTCAAGCTGGTAGTGGTAGTAGAGGCGATAAAGCTGAAAAAGGCAATAAACCTAATGATGATTTCAAGAAAGCACATGACACTAAAGGCAATGATTTAGATGATACTGATGGTAAGGGTGTTGTTGATAAGATTGTTAGGGAAGCCGCTAAACGTATGCAAGAGGAGTTAGATAAAGATGAGACATTAGCTAACACTAACCAACAATCTTTAGACAACTATAAAGACTTTGGTGCTGGTACAATGACTACACTATTTAAAGGTAATAGTATGGTTGCTGATTGGAAAGCTAAATTAGAAAAACTTTTCAGAAAAGCATTAGGTCAACGTATTACTATGAATCCTAACATGATTAATAAACGTATCGAAGACGCACCTCCTGGTAGGGAAGATATTGAAACACAGATGGTTAAAGTTGCTGTTTTGATTGACTGCTCAGGTTCTATGGGTAGTGGTGCGTTCAAAAAGGTTATCATGCAAATGGATGCAATGATTAAAGCCGATAAGCAGATGAGAAATGTATTATTCTATATCATACCATTTGAGGCTTGGAGTGCCGCTGAATGTGTTAAGCGTATGGTTAAGTGTAAAGGTACTAAACTTAAAGCTGAGTTGATGAAATTTAAAGCTGAGGGTGGCACAGATATCGTTCCTGGTGTACATGCAATGATGAAGAAGGTTAAAAACCCAGATTCTATTATCATCTTATCTGACTGTGGTGTTAGTGCTAGTAGGACTGTATCAGACCCTACATATCAAAAATGGTTAAAGAAGTATAGAGATAGGATTATTTGGGTATTGACTAGTAAGAGAGATATTTCATATATGAGTGCTATTGACTCTTATGCTAAGA